GATACAACCCCGTGATTGATACAGCAGGAAAGAGTGGCAGTTTTGATGAGTCAAGAGCAGATCAGATTACGAATGACTTGCAACATTGTAAAACACTAGCCAAAGAAAATACTAATGATGTACTAGAAGGATTTAAGGTAGTGCATAATTGGTACATAAGACCATCTTTATTATTTTTACCAGATAAAGCTGAGTATTCTTACAAACCAATGGTAAACAAATGTATGACTTTAAGAGGTCATGCAGTATTAACAGGAGAATAAAATGGAAAAACGAAACGACTATCTAATCAAAGCATTAGAAAAAGCAAGGAAGGAATTTAAAGTTCTAAAAAAATCTGGAAAAAATAATTTCTTCAAAACAGCAGGTGGAAAAGCACACGAATACAGTACCTTAAATGATGTATTTACAGCTTGTAGAGATCCCTTGATGGATAATGATCTCAACATTATGTATAATTTATCTTATAACGAAGGTATGAATTTTTTGACTACAACATTACATCATGTATCTAGTGGTCAGAAAGAAACATCAACATCAATCTTAGGTAATTCTCAAATGACAAGTCAAGCACTTGGATCAGCAATTACTTACATGAGAAGATATCATATTCAAGCTATGTTGAACTTAGAAGGTGATTTTGAAGATGATGGAAATATAGCATCACAGAAACCTGCACCTAAAAAACAAACTACAGCAGAAGTGTTAGATGATAATATAGGAGGTTTAGAATTATGACAAAAGTAAATCTAACTTTATTTGTTAATGAGAATAAAAAAACAAATCCATTAGCACCACCATACACAAACAGTAAGTTTCAACCAAAGCACGATATCGTGTTGAAAGCTGATACTGTGTATGAAATGTCATTGTTTAAAAATACACATGACTATGAGAAGAACCAATACACAGACAGAGATGGAAACCCTAGTCATAGGCTTTCTATTACAATCAGAGAGAGTGAGTATTGGGCAAATCAAAAGGAAGTAGTAGAAAAAAACCTTCATCATATTACAGAACCAGAAGTAAAAAAACCTGTGATTGATGATGATATTCCATTTTGATTAAGAAAGATAAAAAATACATGGTTTGGTGCATAGAAAATCTATGTTGCTATCCATGTGAGATCATGGGGTACAACAATATGAGCGAAGCCAGACAGTTTCATCATATTCAGTACCCCAGATATGGTGCTATGTTAAGAGATGACAGTAGAGGAGTTGTTGTTTGTTTTCCATGCCACCAAAAAATACATACTAAATACGGAGAAAAAAAGTTCTGGGAAATGTTAAAGGTAGATCCAAACATTTACGCAGGAGAAATATACAAACACTACAAGGAGAATATTTATGAAAAAAGGAAGCCAAAACGAAAGAATATTAGATCATCTAATAGAAAAAAGAACAATTAACCCATTACAAGCACTTAGTTTGTATGGTTGTTTTAGACTGTCAGCTAGGATATTTGATCTCAAAGAACGAGGTGTCAATATCGAAAAACACACAGAGAAAGACAGAAATACAGGTAAAGAATATGCTGTCTATACGCTTATTGGAAGATAGTGGCACTATTTTCAAAAGAACAACTTAAATTAGTGGACTGCTTGGACTGTAAGAAAAAATATACTAAAGCTATGTGTATGATTATAGTTCAAGAAGTTCACCATTCATATCTTCAAAGATTATGTATAAAATGTTTTAACAGGAGAAAAAAAGATGGCAAAATTACCTAAGATGAATTTATTTGTAGATGCGTTTAACTCAGACACAGTTTATCTCTCAGAAGAAGAACTTGGTCTATATATGAGAATGATCTTTTATGCTTGGACACATGACGCTTACTTACCAAAGGATAAAGATATTATTTATTGTTTACCTAAGAAACCTAATGATGCTCTGGTAGATAAAATACTTAAATTATTCTGGACAGAAGATCACAAAGGGTTTTATCAGAAAAGAATGTTGAAGGAATATGAATATGCTATGGAAGTATCTTTTAAAGCTAGTGAGAATGCAAAGAAACGCTATGCAACCGCAGAGCCACCGCAGAGCGAAGGCATTACTACTAATACTATAACTAAAACTAATACTAAAACTAATAAAGATAAAGACCTTGCTTTTAATCTTACAATGTTTGAACAGTTTTGGGGTTTAGTATGTAATAAAATTAGTAAAGGACAGGCATTTAAAAATTACCAAAAACTTGATAAAGAATGGATATTACAACCTAAAGAACTAGCTGAAGCATATAATAATTACTACAATTCTATTGGAGAAAAGAAGTTTGCAAAACAACCTGCATTCTGGTTATCAGCAGAGAAGTATTTAGACGAAAAACCAAAAGAATATTCAAGAGAACAAGAGGAAGATTATAAATTAAAATCTTATATACAGATGTTTCGTAAAGGAATTAGATTACCAATTTGGAGTAAGCAAGATTTAGACAAACTTGAAGCACTTGCAAAACAATCAGATTAAACTATCTTTCAGCTATGGAACATGAGCCACAACCAGAACACTATATAATTGTTGAGGAGAAAGACGGAACATTCTCAGCTTTTATTAGATATGCAAACTTTGAAAGCAAAACAGATGCTGAAAAAGGATTGCAGTTAGTAATGGATCTCATGGGGTTAAAACTTCAACCGAATATAACTTATCATTAATGGCAAGACCTAAAGAATATAATATCAACCCAGAAGAAATAACCAAACTTAGCAGTTATGGATGTACTAATACTGAGATAGCTGATTTCTATGGTTGTGATGAAAGCACTATTAGAAAGAGTTATTCCGAATATCTGAAAAAAGGTAGAAGTGAAGGTAAAATCAGATTAAGAAAAATACAATGGGGAATAGCTGAAAAGGGTAATGCAGTTATGGGTATCTGGCTTGGTAAGAATATATTAGGTCAATCAGACAATGGAATGATGGAAGATGATGACTCACCATTACCATTTAATGTAGAATAGTGCCATTATCTAAAGCACAAAAAGAAGTATTTACATCAGAAGCTAGATTTAGAGTTCTTATAACAGGCAGAAGATTTGGCAAAACATTTCTTGCTCTCAATGAACTAGCTAAGTTCTCACGATATCCCAAAAAGAAAGTCTGGTACATAGCACCTACTTTTAGAATGTGTAAAGATATTATGCTTGATCCCTTAGTAGAGAAAATGACAAAGCATAAATGGATTAGCAAAGTAAACTATTCTGATCTTACTATCACACTAAAGAACAAATCATTAATACAGTTAAGATCATCAGATAATTTTAACTCTTTAAGGGGTGTTGGATTAGACTTTATTTGTATTGATGAGTTCTCAGATGTAGATGAAAGAGCATGGTTTGAAGTGCTAAGACCTACATTGTCAGATAAATCTAGAGAAGGATCAGCTTTGTTTCTTGGTACACCCAGAGGCTTTGGTAATTGGAGTTATAATCTTTATACAAGACAAGACAACGATAAGAATTGGCAATCATTTCAATATACTACATTAGATGGTGGGCAAGTATCACAGAGTGAAATAGATCAAGCTAAGAATGATCTTGATGATAGAACATTTAGACAAGAGTATATGGCATCATTTGAGAAGTATTCTGGACAGATATATTACAACTTTGATAGAGAGCAGAATGTTATTGAAGAATATAAAACAACAACTAATTCAATACACATAGGAATAGATTTTAATATTGATCCTGTATCAGCAGTTATATCAGAAGTTAAACAAGATGATCTGTATGTATATGACGAAATTGTTATCTATAGTAGCAATACTGACGAACTTGTTGAAGAAATCAATAACCGCTACTCTGGTAAACATATCTTTGTATATCCAGATCCTGCATCAAAGCAAAGAAAAACAAGTGCAGGTGGTAGAACAGATTTATCTATACTAAAGAACGCAGGGTACAATGTTAGAGTAAGGAATGCTCACCCTTTGATTAGAGACAGGATCAATGCAGTAAATACAAAACTAAAAAATGCAAAAGGAGTAAGAACATTATTTATTGCAAATAACTGTAAGAATGTGATAAAGAGTATAGAAAGACAAATTTACAAAGAAGGAACAAGTTTGCCAGATAAGGAAAACAATTACGACCATATGAATGATGCACTAGGATATTTAGTTGAGTTTCTATACCCAATCAAAAGAGATTTTAAACCTGCACCACCAAAGAGATTTAGTTAATGCCAAATTATAAAAGAGATTTTTTAACAGAAAGACATAGTGATTATGAAGATAAGTTTCAAGATTGGAACTTTCATCTACTATCTTATCTAGGTGGTCAAGACTATCAAAATGGCTATCTACTTAACAGATATGTATTAGAGTCAGACGAGGAGTACATTAAGAGAATGAACAATACTCCGATAGATAACCATTGTAAGAATGTAGTACAAATCTATTCATCATTCCTGTTTAGAGTACCACCTACAAGAAACTATGGCACATTATCTGGTGACGAACAGCTAGAGAACTTTTTAAAAGATGCAGATTTAGATGGTCGATCATTTGACAATATTATCAGAGAAATGCAAATCAATGCTTCTATCTATGGAACTTGTTGGGCAATCATGGATAAACCTGCTGTACAAACAGAAACAAGAGCAGAAGAAATACAGCTAGATATCAGACCATACTTATCAATTTATACACCAGAGAATGTGCTGAATTGGAACTATCAAAGAATGATAAATGGTAGATATGAACTCACATCATTAACATTGCTAGAGAACCTATCTAATGATGTAGCCACAATCAGAGTATGGACAAAAGAAGATATTACTACATTAATGGTCAAAGACTTTAGTAAAGGTTATTCTACATCAGAGCCAAT